GGGGGGGGGTGGGGGGGGTCTGGGGCGGGGGGGGGGGGGGCTGGGGGGCTGCATCAGAGCCTGCCGAGCAGCCCGGTCAGCTCCTCATGCCGTTCAGCTACCGCGGCGCGGGGGCTGAGCCGTTCCACCCCGGGCAGGACAGGGCAGCCCACCGAGCTGGCATAGTCCGCGAACTTGAACCCGTCCCCGATGACAGCCGGGTGGGGCTCATAGGTGTGCGGGATGCCCAAAGTGTCGGCGGCTATCAGCCCATGCAGGGTGGAGGTCACCAGCCGCTCACAGGAGGCTATGCCCGCGACCAGCTCGGCTGGGGGGCTCAGGATGCTGAGCTGCAGCCCGCCGGGATACCGGCCGGCCAGGTCCCGGTCCACGCTGTGTGCCAGCACCCCCAGCGGGTGCACCCCGCGGGGGGAGCCGGCGGGCAGCAGCCGGTCCACCAGCAGCCCGAGGTCCCCGAGGGGGGTGGCCGCGGGCAGCCGGCACGCGTCCCGGGTCAGAGCTCCCCGCACCGCGAGCACCTCGGCCCGGCTCAGGTCCCGGCTGACCCCGGCTCTGATGAGCCCGGTGCCCAGCACCCGGCCCTGCCAGCCATTGGGCACCTTGCTCAGTATCGACCCGCAGCCCACCAGCTCAGCCTGGGTCACCGGGGACCACACACAGTGAATCCCGGCCAGGCTGAGCAGCACCGGGGTGAGCTGGTCCCCAAAGTTGCGCCCGCCGCCGCAGCCTTTGCACCAGTGGGCTCTGAGCTCCTGGGGCTCTAGCCGGTACAGCACCTGCCCCTCCCACTTGCCGGCTCTGACCAGCCGCCAGCCCACCCTGCCGGCCAGCCGGCGCAGCTGGGCAGGGTGCAGGTGATTCACCCATCCCTGCTCGGCCCGGCCCACATCAGGATGGTGCGCGTAAGTGAGCACACCGCGGGGTGCTGCTGCTCGGGCCAGTCTGAACAGCCGGGCCGGGTCAGCCACATACTCCATGACCCCGCAGAGCGCCACACAGTCATAGCCGGTGGGGAGCCGGCCCCGGTCCAGGTCCACCAGCACAGTGGCCGGGCTGCGCCTCACCTTATCCACAGGGGTGTAGGTGCAGCCGGCGGGCAGCAGCGGTCTGAGCCCTTCAGCGCCGGCCCCCACATCCAGCACCCGGCTGCCGGGTCTGATGTGCTGGGCTACCAGCTGCAGCCGGCCGGGCCAGCGGTCCCCGGTGTCAGCCCAGGGGGCGGGCATCAGCGGAAGGCCCTGCCTTTGGGGCTGGGAGGCCCGCCGGGCAGTTGGGCCAGCAGCTGCCAGTCCACAGGGAACATCTTTCTCAGCCGGGCATCCACCGGGCGCTGCGCCACTTTCCAGCCGCTGAGGGTGTCAGGGTGTCTGACCCACAGCCACGCTGGCCGGCTGTCCACTACCTGCACCGGCACATGCTGGTGGACCCGGCGGTGCAGGTAGTCATAGACGGTGCCGGTGTCACCTCGGGGCACCAGCAGCGCAGCCATGGCATTGGACTCATGCCGCACCGAGGAGTAGAGCTGCCCGTACACCCTGAACCCCACAGGGAACATGAAGGCCTGCCGGCTGCGGCCGGTCTTGTGCTGCTGGGCCGCGGCCCACAGCCGGGCCAGGGTGGTGGGATGCAGCGCGTCATCGTCATCCAGCCTGAGCATCACAGTGGGCCGGTCCCGGGGGCTGGTGGCCTCCAGCCAGCCAGGGTGCCGGTATGCGGCCATAGCGGCCTGGGCCCGGCTGAGCTCCCCGCCGCGGGTGGTCAGAAAGTGGACCGGCACCCCGGCCTGCTCATACACCCGCTGCCGCTGCGGGCCCAGCGGGTCTGTCTCATCCATGAGCACCACCCACTCCCAGCGGCGCTCCACCTGTGCGGCCATGCAGGGCACCGTCACCCCGGCGGTCATCCTCAGCCGGCGGCGGGCGGCAGCCTTGTCCCACACATCAGCGCTGTAGGCCGAGCGGGTCAGCACATACAGCCGGGCAGGCTCAGGCACCTGCCGGGGCATCAGGGCAGGGTCCCCAGCTGCATTGGGTCAGGGAGCTCCATGCCCTGCTCCCTGAGGATGGCCGCTGTCTCCAGCTTCACCTGGCTGTCATCCCAGTCGGGGTGCAGCCACTTGACCCGGGTGGCCGCGGACGCTGCCTGGGCCTGGGATACCAGGCTCACCGTCTTGGCTGTCTCAGCCAGGTCCAGCTCCTCAGGCCAGGTCACCTCGGGCTCCTGCTCAGGAGGTGCACCGGCCGGTGCACCGAGCGGCAGCCCTCGGGCCAGGCCTACCAGGGCCCAGCTGGAGCGGGCCAGGGCCGGCGTCCAGTAGCGCTGTTTCCGCGCGATGGTGGCCAGGGTGCGGCCCCGGCGCAGTCTGAGCGCGGTGCCTGACTCGGCCCGGCCCTCTATGTGCAGGCCAAAGTCCTGAGGGCTGTAGCCGCTGTCTGACACGATGCGTTCCACCAGGGCCAGCACAGTGGCCAGGTGCTCCTCATGCCGTATCGAGGGCTGCACCAGCTCCAGCTCAGCGCCCTTGGCCACATTGGTGGGCACCGCGATGGGGGTGAACAGCTCCCGGTCCTGGTCAAAGGTCTGCCCCTGCCCGCGGCCGGGGGTGTCCAGGTAGGTGTCAGGGACAATCAGCCGAGCCTTGGCCAGTCTCAGGTCCCTCATCCAGCTGGTCCAGGCCTCATCCAGCGCGTCCAGCAGACCCTCACAGCCGGCCACATCGGCCCGGCCGGCGGCGCTGCCCCGGTCCTCCCGGTTGGGCCTCATGTTGGGCACATAGGCCACCCCGAGCCGGGGCAGGCCGGTGTCAAACCCTTCAGGGGGGCTGTACCGGGGGTCCAGGTCGGCGGTGTCAGGGTGCGCGGCGTAGGCCTGCTCCACCCCGAGCCGGTCCCGGTCACCTCGGTACAGCTGATGCAGCACATGCCAGCGGCCATTGACCATGTGGTGAGTCTCCAGCCACCGCCAGGTGCCGGTGTCCCCCTCCAGCGGCAGCAGCGCCTGCCAGAAAGTCACCTGTGTGAGCCGGCCCAGCTGCCAGGTAGGGCAGGCAGCGTCAGGCTGCACCACGGTGAGCAGAGGCCGCGGCTCCAGGCTGGCATCCCACGCTGGCCTCAGGTACACCCCACCGAGGGCAGCGCACACCTCGGCCCCCTCCAGCCACACGGTGGCCAGGTCTGAGCCCATCAGCTGCAGCAGCTCATTGGCAGGGTCATCTTCAGCCCAGCTCACGGTGGGAGCTGTGCCCATCAGCAGGTCAGCTGCGGTGGCTGCAATGTCCCCAGCCAGCGGCACATGCAGCTGCCCGCGGGTCTGACTGGAGGTGTCCCGGGCCCGCCGGCTCCAGAACCTCAGCCGGCTGCGGTCGGGCTGGCTGCTGAACAGCGGGTGAGTGCCGGCCCCGGCGTACACCCCGGCCAGCTGGCCGGGCTGACCCCCGTACCAGGCTGACAGCTCAGCCAGCCGCGCGTAGTGGGCTGCCAGCTCGGCTGGAGGCCACACCTGCCGGCCGGCGTCGGCGGGGAGCTGCACCTAGTCCTCCTGGGGGCTGCTGTCCTCAGCCTCCTGGGCTGCGGGCACCTCGGGCTCCACCACCAGCTTGGGCTGCCGAGGCTTGCGGGCCTTGGGGGCAGGCTTGGGCGGGGGTGGGGGTGGGGGTGGGGTCTGACAGCTGCGCGGGTGCGGGCAGCTGGTATGCAGAGGGCAGAGGCCAGGCCGTTTGGTGGGCCGGCCGGCCTCCCTACACCATCGTGCCTGTTCCATGGGCTGTAGGTTATCAGGCCGGCTGCGGCGGGTTGGTCACCCACCAGCGCCACACATGCCACAGGCTCATCACCCCGTAGCGCAGCGCGTCACAGGAATGGTCCTGGGCCTTCACCGGCCGTTCCTCACCGTGGCCCACAGCTTTCTCATCCCACTCATAACCGGGCACCTCCTCTATGAGCCCCGAGCAGCTCGGGTGCACTCTGAGCCGGTCCAGGTTCCAGAGGCTGTCCACCACTCTGAGCCCGTCAGCCACCCGATTGTCGGCACCCTCCACCCCATACACCCGGTCCCCCTGCAGCTGGGTGATGAAGCTGGCAGCCGAGGGGTCTACCACCACCCGCTCAGGTGGGCCGGCCTCTACCGGGCCGGCTGGGGTCTGCCACGGTGGGGCCTGGTAGCCGCCGGCCATCCACGCTCTGAGCCGGCTGGAATAGGCCACATCGGTGAGCTGCTGCTGCCGCTCCTGTGAGTCCCAGCGCCACTCCCTGGCCACATACAGCCGCGCGTAGTCCCGCTCCCCGTCAGGGCCCGGGTCAGCTGGGTCTACCCCCACCCCGATGAGCAGGCCGGCCAGCGGGTTCACGGTGCCGTAGTCCACTGGCAGTCTCAGGTGCAGCAGCTGCGGCGGCAGCTGCGCGGTCACATGCCGGCGGGGGTCAAAGCTGGGCCATACCGCACCCTCAGCGGTCACCCACTCCCCGAGCACATAGCGCCTGTACCACACCCCGCTGTAGCTGGCCCGCACATGGGCCACATAGGCCGGGTCCAGCCAGGGGTTGTCATCCAGGGTGAAGTGAAACAGCCTCAGGTCCACCTCCCGGGCCCGTAGCCGCCACTTGCGGTTCAGCCAGTGGGTGGGGCTCTCAGGGTTGGTGGTCATAAACAGCTTGGCCCCGGGCGCGCTCATCCTGTCCACCAGCCGGCTGAACAGCTGCTCTGACACCAGGCTGGCCTCATCCACATACACCCCAGCCAAGGTCAGGCCCCTCACCTTGCGCTCAGCCCGGCTGTCTGAGGCCCCCATACAGTGGGCCAGCCGGCTGCCGATTCTCACCTGCCGGTAGCTGCGGGTGCGGTCCTCCACCACCCCCTCCCCGAACAGCTCGGCCATCGGCTCCAGCACATTGCGTCTGAGGCTGTCCAGGGTCTGACCCACCATGGCCAGCGGGCCGGGGGCAGCTTCCAGGGTGACAAACTGCATCCAGCGCCACAGGCTGGTGATGGTCTTGGCACTCCTCACCGAGCCGTCCCACAGGTTCAGCCGGCCGGTGGAGTCCAGCACCGAGCGCAGCAGCTTGCCGGTGGGCGGCTCATAGGGGCTCACCAGCGTTCCTGCCCGGTGGGCCGGCCGAGGTGCCACAGGTGGCAGACCGGGCAGCGGTACACCTCCAGGTTGTGCCGTTTGCGGCCTTTGTGGGGTGTGCGGCCATGGAGGCCATGCAGCGCGCGCCACGCGTCGGTGGCTGTGGGGTAGGCCTGTTTCCCCCGGCAGGTGGCTGCCATCAGCTCCAGCTGCTGCTCGGTGGGCCGGCGGCGGGTCATCGGCCCCGGCCTGTCTTGTGCGCCGGCCTGGGCTGGGGCCGGCCCTCCTCTACCGTCCTGAGCAGCAGGGTCACAGGGCAGACCACCAGCGGGCCCGGGCCGGCGTCAGGGGTGTCAGCCCAGCGGTGCCCGTTCAGCAGCCACCAGCGGGTCACAGCTGCCATCCTGCTGCGGTGCGCTGCTCGGCCACCGCGACTGTCAGCGCCTCAGCCACCCACCAGCCCAGCGCCCGCTGACCTACCAGGCCCTCAGGAGCGGTCAGCCCCTCAGGCATGTAGGGCAGTCTGAGCAGCTCGGCCCACAGCTCGGCCCGGCCTCCACCCTCGGGTGGCTGCAGGTCTGAGCAGCGCGCGTGCCGGGCGCACATTGCGCCAGCGTTCTGCACCTCATCGGCCGAGGCCCGGCCTCCCATGCCGACAGAGTGAAAGTGGGCCAGCTCCACCGCCGGCTGCCCGCAGCGTTCCAGCGGGCACTCGGGGCTCATCGGCCAGCAGCATGTGCCCCGGTCCAGCTCCCACACTTGGGCTCTGAGCCGGGCCCGGCGGCGGTCTACCTTGTCGGCGGTCACCAGCCTCCCCCTGTCCTGACCGGCCTGTGGGCTGGGCCCTGCCCCCAGCCGTGAGCATCGGGCCACAGGCCGTCCTGGGGCCGGCGCTGCCCGCAGCATGGGCAGCTGGTGGTGGGGCCTAGCCGGCGGTGCTGGTCTGCCCAGGAGTCCTCAGCCCACTCCTCTAGGGTGGGGCACCACCAGGAGGTTGCCCAGCGGTCCTCTGTCAGCGGCATCGGCTCGGGCCTCCCACCAGCCACAGGCCCACCCCGAGCGCCACCGGCCAGAGGGGCAGCCAGCCGGCCAGGGCCATGAGCAGCAGCAGGCCGGCCCACCTCATGGGGAGCCCCGGGCCTTGCGGCGGTGGGCGCGCATCCTGGCCGCGTTGCGGGCCCGGGCAGTCTGGAGCTCCTCGGCGGTCATCAGGGCCCGGCGGCGGGCCATGTAGGCCCGGCCATAGTCGCGGTGGGCCTGCACACAGGTGGAGCACTTGCAGCCTCGGGTGTAGCCCCCGTTACCGTGAGGGATGCCAGCCAGCGCGGGTCCCTCTGGCACAGGTGTCATTGGGGCTCCTCTGCTGCCGGCCCGTCCCCACCGAGCTCTACCCACAGCTCCCCGTCGTGCATCCCAGCCGGCGGGCAGGCCTCAGGCTCGGCTGCTGCCCTGATAGGGAACAGCGGCAGGTACTCGGGCCAGGGGTAGGGGCGGCGCTGCCGTATCCAGCGGGGGTCCAGCACACTGATGGTGTAGGGCTCAGAGCCGGGCCGGCGTACCTTGCCGAGGCCACCGCAATGCCGGCAGCTGCGGCCATCGGTGCCGGCCCCGTCCCCCTTGCAGGCCGGGCAGGGAGCCTGGGGCCATATCAGCAGCGGCTCCCCGTCAGGGCCGGTGGGTGCTGCTGAGCTCAGCTGGTAGTGGTGCACCCCGGGCAGCGGCATCAGCCAGGCCCGGGAGCCCTCAGGCCAGCCGGTCAGCGCTTGGGCGGCGGTGTCAGGGTCAGGTGCCTGTACCAGCCGGCTGGTGACACCCTCGGGGCCCTCGATGACAGCCACAAAGGTGATGCCGGTGCCGGCCATCAGCACCTCAGGTGTGTGGGCCATGGTCCTCCTGTCTTTTCAGCTTGGCGGCGGTGACCAGCAGCCAGGCCCCCAGCGTGCCTGCATGGTCCAGTGGCAGCACCATGGCCACCGTCACATCATCCAGCTCAGCGTCCAGGTGCAGCACCTGGAGCTCCCCGCTCATCATCGGGCCGGTGAAGGTCAGCCGGGGACGCTCTACCTGCACCGCTCCCTCATCGGTGACCACCTCCAGCAGGTCTGTGCCTGTCTCTATGCGGTGCACCATCATGGCCTCAGCCACTCAGTCCTCCTCTGCTATCCCAGCGGCCAGCGCCCGCTGCCTGTCCTCCCGCATTGCGGTCAGCTGCTGCATCAGCTTGTGCAGCTGACCGTCCTCCTCAGCCTGAGCTGAGGGCATCACCACCAGCTCCCGCCTCCACCGGGAGGGCTGCCGGCGTTCCAGCCAGGTCATCAGCGCCAGCCACTGAGGCTGACTGTACCGCTCGGTGACAATCTCCACCTGGGTGCCGTCCCGGCGGTGGTGTGTCTCCACCCGGCGTTCCAGCAGCTGCCCTCCCCGGCCGATGGCCAGCACATCATGCACCGCGGCCCGCTCGGGCCGGGCCTCGGCCCTTTGGGTGGCCAGCAGGAACAGCAGGTAAGGGCGCTCGGCCCAGCTGTCCCATGGTGCGGCGCGGCGTTCCAGTGTCTTGGTGGGTTTCAGCCGGCGGCTGACCCGCTCATCCAGCTGCTGCCGGGCCTCCTGGGCTGCGGTCAGCTGCTCATCATCTTCCAGCCGGCTGAGCGCGTCGCGGCCTCGGGCGCGCCAGCTGTCATAGGTGCGGGGGCTGATGCCGGCCTCAGCGCAGGCTGTCACCACATGCTCCCCGCCCGCGAGGAGCTCCACCAGCTGCTGCTGCAGCTGCGGGGTGAGGAGGCTGCGCCGGCCCATCAGTGTCAGCCCTCGGGCAGCTCAGGCAGGATGGGGGCCGGCTGGTCCAGGGGGCCGAGCACCCATCTGCGCCAGGCCTGCAGGGCCCGGGCGGGCAGCCGGTCCCACCAGTGGACAGCTGGGGTGCGCTGCCCGTCGAACAGCCAAGGGTGAACGCGGCGGTCCTGCCATCTCCAGCCGGCTGGGGGGGGCCAGCCGATGAGGGCCGGCACCCTTGTCTCAGAGTCGCGCCAGCCGTCAGCGGTCCAGGCCGCGTTGGCCAGAGGGGTGGGGATGGGCTCGGGCTGCACAGTGTCCTCCCGGTCCTGCCGGGCACCACCCCTGCCGGCAGTCCTGTGCCGGTGGGGGCCGGTGCGGTGTCCTGTCTGGAATGGTAGCCGGGCCCGCTGGGGCTCAGAGGAGCCGGCGGGCCCGGGAGTGGTCAGATTGGCAGGCTGCGGCTGTGCCGGTCTGCTGCCAGCCGGTACTCATCCACCAGCTGCTGCAGCTCGGCCGGCTGCGCCTCGGCCACCGTCCTCAGGGGGTAGCGTTTGCCCTCGTAGTCCTGCCCGACTGCCAGGGTCACGGTGGCCAGGGTGTGTCCCATGTACCGCATCCAGCGGCCTCGGGCTCGGCCGTCGAACCTCACCCACACGCGGTCACCTTTGGTCATTGCGCCTCCTCGGGTTGTCTCAGCCGCCGGCAGGGCACAGGCTCCCAGCTCGGCCGGCCCTTGCAGAACCCCCGGCGGGCCAGGGTGCCGTGGGCCACGGTGGCCTCATCCACCAGGGTGCGGCAGAGCGGGCAGCGGCCCTCCCGGGCCTGATGGCCGCAGCGGCGGCACACTGTGTGGTGCCCGTCCCAGCGCCACTCATGGGCGGTCACAGGCCTGCCCGCCTGTCCTCTGCCTGGTCCTCAGCCATCAGCTGCCGGCGGGCCTCACCGAGGTCATCCAGCCGCTCCTGGCAGGCTGCGGGGTCCTGGCAGCCCCACTGGTACAGGGCGGGCAGCCAGTGGGTGCTGGAGCGGTCACCGCACCAGTAGCAGGGCCACAGCTGCTCATCGTCGCTGAGGAGCTGCAGCAGCTCGGCGGTGGCGTTCAGCTGCCGCACATGGGCCGGGCAGCTGGGGGCCTTCCTCAGCCAGGCCAGCTCCAGCAGCTGCTGGGCCAGCACCGCCGGCTGCAGGTGATGCTGGGGGCAGACACACTCTGAGCCGAGCTGGCAGCCGTCCCCGCGGTCTATGCCCTGGCACAGGCAGCGGGCACCTCCCAGCGGCAGGGCGGGGAGGTGCTGACGCTGCACCGCGAACATCAGCCGCTGCTCCCGCGCAGCGTCCCACTCCTGCAGCTCCTGCCGGGTCGGCAGCTCCTCACCGGCCCGGCGGCTGATGAGGGCCTGCAGGATGGAAGCGAATGGCTCCCCGGTCATCTCCTCTGCTACCTGGCTCAGCCAGGTGAGCACAGCGTCCACAGGGGGCACAGGGGTCACAGGGTTTCTCCTCGGCTCGGGCCGGCAGCCTCCTGGGCTGCCAGCTGGGTGGGGCTGATGCCCAGCCGCTCAGCGCGGCAGGCCCTCAGCCACTGGTCAGCGCTCCTGGCCACCCAGCCCGGGTCGGCGGGGCTGAGTGGGAGGGGCTGCTGGGCGGGCAGCCAGTTGCGGCCATCCACCTGCTGCTGCATCTTCTGCTCGGCTGCTGGGCTGTGGTACTCATCACGGTGGGCGCGCCAGGCTGCAGCTGTGCTGAACACCATGCCGCACCTCTGGCATTGGTAGGCCTCTGCGGGGGTGAGCTCTTGCCTCATCCTCTGCACCACCGCGGCCCGCCGGGCCTCCTCAGCTGCAGCCTCCTCAGCGTGCTGCTCGGGGCTCTTGCCCGGGCAGCCCCGTCTGTGGGAGCCGATGCCGAGGCCTGAGCCGATGATGACCCGGCCGCAGTCCAGGCAGCTCAGCCAGTAGCCGCTCCTGCCGGCCCGAGGGTCTAGCCGGCGGGCTGTCACCTCGGCGCTGCTCAGGTAGCGGAATCCCCTGGGGGCTGGTCTGCTGCTCGGCATTGCATCCTCCTCTGCCGGCTCGCGCGGCCGGCAGGAGTCACTGTAATCATCCTGCCCACGCTTTGCAACTTGCGGGTGTATCGAGGGGGTGCTAACGGTAGGCCCCCAGGGGGGGCTGGGGGCCTAACCGTGGCGGTGGGGAGCTCAGCAGGTTCAGGGGCCGATAAACTCCCCGCGCTTCACCGACAGCAGGCAGTCCAGGCACACATCACCCCGGCCGGTCTGCCGCCGCTCCTCATCATCCTCCAGCAGCCGGCCACAGCTCATGCACTTGCCAGTCGGCGGTGGCATCCCCCCAGCCCGGTGGGGCGGGTTAGGCATCAGCTTGGCCAGCACCAGCACATCCCCACAGCCGGGCTCCCACACAGCCTGCCAGCCCAGGCCCATGAGGGTCAGGCCCTCCAGCACCGCCGGCAGCTTGGCCAGCGGCACCTCCACCGGCTCCAGCTCAGCCATCAGCTCCTCAGCCATTGCTCAGTCCCTCCAGTCTCTGCAGTCCCTCCAGTCTCAGGAGCTCACCGGCCACAGCCCACCAGGCCGCGAACCCCTCCACCTGGACTATCACCCTCTGCGCCTCTTGCAGCTCTGCCAGAGCGTGGCCCACCTCATCCAGACCGGCGGGCAGCTTCCCCTGCAGCCACTCCATATCCCCGATGGCCCGAGCCAGGCCGCGGGTCAGCCGCGCCAGCCGCCGCCGGCCCGGCAGCCGCGGTATCGGCTCCCAGCCGAACCGTTCCTCAGCCATGCTCTGCTCCTCTGCTCGGCGGGTCCTCCTGCCGGCTGCGGTACAGCCGGTCCACACGCTCAGCCCGAGCCCACCGCTGCTCCCAGCCAGCCCGGGCCCGGGCCCGCTCCTCAGCTGTAGGCCGGCGGGCAGCTGTGCTGCCAGCCTTCACCCGGGGCTCCAGGCTGCTCACAGCAGACTGCCCTGGCCGCGGGGCTGCAGCCTCCACTCATACTGGCCTGAGCGGTGGTGGCTGTGGGACTGGCAGCGGCGGCGTTCCACCACCAGGCCCAGCTCCCGCTGTTTCAGCTCATGTATCACCGCTGAATACCGGGGGATGTGCCGGTCCAGCAGCAGGGTGCCGCAGCACCAGCCGGCCAGCAGCAGCCGGCGCACCTGCTCATACTGGCTCACCTCGGGGGTCATTCAGTCCTCCAGTCTGAGCTCGGGCAGCCCAGCCTCGGTGAGCTGCTCAGCTGCTCCCTGCAGCGCCTGCCGGGCCACCTGCAGCTGGGCTGTGGCCTGACGCTGCACATGCCAGAGGCCAGCATCCCAGCTGGCCCCCTGATGTTGGGCCTGGTGGCCT